GAGCTGATGCAAACTAATATTAGACTACAAGAAAAAGCAAGTGAAGCAATAGCTTTAGCCCGTGAAGCAAAGGCAGTAAGTTCAGGCACATCACGCGAAGTAGATGCAGCGTTATCTAGTATTAGAAGTGAAGTGAAGTCGCAAATAGATGGCGTTAATGATAAAATGAGAGCATTACAAAAAGCTACAACTAACCCATTAGCTAAATAAGGAGTATTAATGTTAAGTATTATTTCAGGTATATTAGGTTTTGCAACGTCAGGTTTACCGAGTGTATTAGATTTTTTTAAAAACAAAGGTGACCAAAAACATGAACAAGCAATGGCAAGACTGGAAATGGAACGAGCCATGGAAATGGCTAAAGCAGGTTATGCATCTCAAGAAAGAATTGAAGAGTTTAGAACAGACCAGGTGGAAATGGAAACCTATGCACAAGAAAGACTCGCGCTCTACAAACACGATGCTGAAATCTCGCAGAATGCGTCTACTTGGGTTATTAATCTCCGTGCTAGTGTTCGCCCCGTTATCACCTATCTTATGCTTTTTGTTCTTTTATTTGTGGATATAGTAGGTTTGATATGGGCTATGAAGTCAGGCGTAGATTTTGCTACTGCGATGGATATAGTTTTTAGTAACGAAGAGATGGCAATCTTTGCAAGTATTATAGGATTCTGGTTTGGAAGTAGGCGTTGGGATAAAAAATAGTGAAGACATCAGACACAGGTATACACCTCATAAAGTATTTCGAGGGTGTTCGATATAAGCCATACATGTGCAGTGGTAACGTATGGACTGTTGGCTGTGGTCATGCACTATATCCTAGACAACTAGCAATGAATTTAGCTGATAGAGCTAAGTTTGATTTAAAACCAGAAGATAATAGAAATTGGACGAAAGAAGAGGTAGATGGATTACTTAAATACGACTTACAACGCTTCGAGCTGGGAGTACTTCGTTTGTTGGGTACTTTGCAACCAACACAGTCTGAGTTTGACGCTCTTGTCAGCTTTAGCTTTAATCTTGGTTTGGGGACATTTCAAAGATCGACAGTTCGGTCGGCATTTATCCGTGGTGATAAAACGCGTGCTGGAGAAGTTCTTCTAAAATATTGTCGTGCAGGTGGTCGTGTACTAAAAGGATTACAAAGACGTAGAATGGCAGAACACGCTATGTTTATGTCTGGAGCTTAATATGGCATTAAAAAAATTAGCTTTTCAACCGGGTCTTAACACAGATAGAACTAATTATGCTTCTGAAGGTGGCTGGTATGACTGCGATAAAATTAGATTTAGACAAGGCTTTGCTGAAAAAATAGGTGGTTGGACTGTAATAAACTTTGACCAATATAAAGGCGATGCACGTAGTTTATATACTTACGCCACCACAGACGGTTCAGAGATTGTAGGACTTGGTACTGACCAAAAATATTATGTGCTAGCTGGCACTACATTATATGATGTAACACCTATAAGAGCTACGTTTGGTACACCAGATACAGATAATTGTTTTGACACAACAAGTGGTTCTACTACTGTAACCGTAAATATTAATTCTCATGGAGCATCAGATGGTGACTATGTTACTTTTAGTGGGGCTACCGCTGTTGGAGGCATCGCTGCTGGCGATTTAAATAAAGAGTTTCAATGTCAAAATGTATTAGGTAATAGTTTTGAAATTACAGTAGATAACGCAGCAACTTCTACAGCAACGGGTGGTGGCACAGCCATTACAGCAACATTCCAAATAGCTATCGGATACTCTAATTTAACAGCAGGTTATGGTTGGGGTGCAGGAACTTGGTCACGAGGTACGTGGGGTTCAGGTGCTACAACTCCAGTTCTTTTCCCAGAACGACTTATATTCCAAGATCAATTTAATAATGACCTAATATGGAATATACAAGATGGTAATATATATTATTGGGAATATAACTCTAGTTTTTCTAATACTTCTGTAGCTTTAAATAGTTTATCTGGTTCTCGTGCTGTACCTACTCAAGTTGGTAAATCTATGTTTGCATCAAGTGGACATCTATTAGCTTTAGCCTGTACAGAATATTACAGAGATACTACTGCGGGAGCTGTTATAAGCTCTATTACTAATTCAGGCTTTGAAGCTACTATAACTACAGCAACTGGACATGGTTTAAGTGTATTAGACTGGGTTGAATTTAGTGGTCAAACTCCTATTGACTATCAAGGTGAATATCAAGTCACGGAAGTACCATCTAGCACTACATTCAAAGTAGTATTAAACTCAAATCCAGGCGGTAGTGCTTCTGTAGTGGGAACTTATGTTTCTATTGACTATACTACTGGTGCTGAATATGACCCACTATTAATTAGATGGGCTGATGTTAATGCAAATACAGGGCCTGTACCAGAAGAATGGAAGCCTGAAATAACAAATACAGCTGGTTTTATAAGGGTTAAGGGAGGGTCTAAAATTGTAACAGGGTTTAACACTAGACAAGAAACTCTTATATATACAAACCGTTCTTTAAATTCATTACAGTTTATCGGCACGAGTGAAGTATTTTCTATACAACAAATATCTAACAGTATTAATATAACTGGTCCTAATGTAGTTGTTGAAGCAAACAACGTTGTGATGTGGATGGGACATGATAAGTTCTTCTTTTATGATGGTCGAGTCAATACCCTACCTTGCACAGTAAAACAACATGTGTTTGATAATATAAACTTAAACCAAGGCGATATATTCTTTGCAGGGGTTAATAGTGAGTTTAATGAGATTATATGGTTCTACTGCTCCGCATCATCTAATACTATTGATAAATATGTTATCTTTAATTACCAAGAACAGCTTTGGTATTTTGGTACATTAAATAGAACTTCTTGGTTTGATTCACAGATACTTAAATACCCTATTGCTACAAGTGGTGGGTATGTTTACAAACATGAAGATGGTGTAGATGATGGTCAACCAAACGGTGCAGCTCCTCAAGCTATAACTGCATATATCCAGTCAGCAGACATGGCAATAGAAGATGGAGAAAGATTTGTATTAACTAAGAGAGTTATACCTGATGTTAACTTCACTAACTCTGAACAAACAAACCCAGTCACTGCAGCACCACAAACACCAGAAGTAGAAATGACTGTAGGAGTAAGAAACTTTCCAGGTGCAGCTAACTCAACTGATGACGTAGCAGGGAATACATTAACAAGAGATGTGATAACTACAGCAAGTATAGATCAGTATACAAACCAAGTCTTTGTTAGAGCACGTGGTCGTCAGATGAACTTTAAAATATTGTCTGATACTGTAGGCACGCAGTGGGAACTTGGTGCAGTTCGAGTTGACTTCAAACCAGATGGTAGGAGAGGCTAATGGCTGTTAGAAAGATTATACCTGTTGCTACGCCTAACTTAATTGTTGCACCGGAAGAATATTCTAAAAGTCGAGAAGAACAACTTAATAATGAATTACGTCTATACTTCAACAGACTAAATGGCAATATAAACACCATAGCTGATACAGGTGGGGGGGTTTCAATTAGCTTTCCTCATATCACAGCTTATTCAGATGTAGATCAATTTGCTGATGGAGATGATACTCCTACAATAGTTTTGTTTAATAATTCTCTTAATAATGTAGGATTTACATTTAATACAGACGGTACAGCTAATGCATTGTATGATGGGAATTATCAAGTTGAGTATAGATTACAAGCAGTTAACACATCGAACGTAGCTTTAGATACTGTAGTTTGGCTACAAGTTAACGGGGAAGATATTCCTGATTCAGCAACTAAATATACAATTCCTGCTAGAAAAAGTGTAGGGGTACCCTCTTTTAGTGTATTAGCAAGCTTTGTTTCGTGGAACACTGTACAGAACGACCGCTTTGCTTTATATTGGGCTACTGAACAAGCTTATGAATCAGGTGTACAAGACGGCATATATTTAGAAGCAACAGCAGCACAAACAAGTCCTTATGCTCACCCAGAGATACCTTCATCTTATGGGGTTATACAGTATATAGGGCGTGAATAAAGGTTTATACATAGCACAAATAATGGTATTATACAACTTAATAACAGGTTAATTTTATGGATAGCAAAAAACAAGCACAAGGCATAGCCTCATTAGGCAGATATGGTGATACTACGTTGATGCATATGCGTCCTGACGAGGTAGATCAACTTACAGCTATATCAAGAGCTAACGGCGGCGACATTACAATCAACCCAGATACAGGAATGCCTGAAGCATTCTTAGGTGATTTTCTAGGAGCTTTGGCTCCGTTTGCTGCTGGAATAGGCGCAAATGCTTTGTTACCCGGTGCAGGTAGTGCTTTTGCAGTGAACAACCCTATCTTATATAAGTATGCAATCCCTGCTGCTGCTGGAATAGGGGCTAAAGCTATAGTAAACGGCGGTGATTTGTCGGCTATGGATGTTCTTTCTGGAGGCTTTGGTGGATATGGAGGAGCTCAGTTTGGTTCATCTCTTTCACAATTTGGAGCTGAGGCTGCTAAAACTCCAGTGACTGAACAAGGTTTAACAGGGATGAGTCCTGTAGATACGACTCAAGGTATTAATATGTCAACGGGTCAGACTATTGGAGGGACAGGTCAGACTTTTACTCCTAA